CATTAACTGTTAGATCACCAGTAACAGTAAGGTTGTTCGATATTGTTACGTTAGCTGGAAGGCTAAGGGTTACAGCACCAGCGCCAGAATTAGAAACTGCAATTTCATTTGCCGTACCAGTCAAACCAGTTACAAGGTTTGTGCTCTTGTCGCTAATCTGTGAGGCGGTTACTGAAATTGTAGTATTGCCAGCAGCTGTCAAGCGACCTTGTGCGTCAACTGTGAAAGTAGCTACTGTCCCTGCGGCGCCATAAGAACCAGCTGTTACAGCTGTATTAGCAATATTTAATGTTACAGCTCCTGAAGAACCACCACCACTAAGTCCAGTTCCAGCAGTAACGCCTGTAATGTCTGCGCCATCATTTGTAAGGCTGAAAACACCAGTGCTTGAGTTGTAGGCAAGATTTCCTGAACCGCTAACCTGTGTTCTAACATTAGCTTGGAAATCTGAAACTTGACTTGCAGTAATGCTAATTGCATTATTTGAAGCTGCTGTTAAACGGCCCTGAGCATCTACCGTAAAGCTGGCTGAAGTGCTTGCGTTGCCATATGAACCGCCGGTTACGGCGGTGTTGTCTAGATTAAGCGTAACAGTATCTGTATTTGAAGTTACAGATGTTAAACCTGTACCACCCAAGATGCTAAGAGTATCTGTACCAGAAGTAATTGTTTTGCTTGTACCAGAATCGCCTGCAACTTCAAATGAAGTAGCTACGTTTGCAACTAAATTAGCAGCGTAGTTTTGAGCATTAGTCTGAGCTGTTGAAGCTGCACCATAAGCGTCATATGTATTAGTTGTTACTGCAATTGTTGGATTTGAACCTTCTCCACCAGCATTAGTAATTGTTATGCCTGTGCCTGCAGTTACATTGGCCAAGTAGTCACCAATGGTATCTGTTGAAAGATTTACTGCATCGTTAATCCAAGCTGAACCGTTATAACGGAGAAAGTCTCCATTTGCTGGAGAAGAAAGTGTAACATCACCAATGTCATCAATTGAATTGATTGATATTGTTGAACCAGCAACTGCTGCGTAAACGCCAACTCTAACCGAGCTTGCTGATGGTGGTGCAGAAAAATCTAAAGTAACTGTTCCAGTTGTTGTTGCTTCCCAACGAACATCAATAACTTCATATGGGCTTGCAGCATTACGTGCAACAACTACAACATCTCTTGTTCCCAAAGAGTGGGTAATGGTAAATGTGGAGTCTGATCCATTTCCAATTGTTGTTGTATATACTGTTCCAGCTAAACCAGTGTCTGCCCCTGGGACAAATTTAGTGCCATCAAATTTTAATACCTGGTTTGTTGTTGCACCAGTTGGATCAATTTCAATGCCATCAACAGTTAGTGTTGTTGCTTCGATTGCAGAGACATTGACAGTCGAAGGCAAAGATAGAGCATAAACGCCAGTTGTGGCATTAGCTGTTACAGTAACTTGATTTGCGGTGCCAACAACGTTGGATATTAAATTAACTCCGGATTATTGCATTAGCTGTACTGTTCTTATAGAATAATTTTCCATCAGCTACGTTGATTGCAAGTTCGCCAAGAGTAAGGCTACTTGGTGCGTTATTTGCTTCATCAGATCTCTTCAAGAGAAGAGTATTATTTACGCCAAAAATAGAACCGCTAAAAGCCACAGTAGCTCCTTAATCTAAGATATTTAAAATATTGAAATCTTTATCTATAGTAACTATCTTACCATTTATTTAATGGACAAGTAGCATTTTTTAGTTTAACTTTTACTGCCATAATACAACCGCATTCTTTACACTGTTTTGTTAATTGAATAAGTCTATCACAGTTAATGCAAGTGTTTAATCTTGACTCGGCTTCTTCTTCTGAAACCTTTTGAACATTAGGACTTAAGATATCCCATGGTCTTGTTTCTCCAAGCTTCTTTTTATATTCCTGCCATGCGTTCATGTTCAAACTGGAGGACTAAATCCATCTTCTCCATATGTCCAGCCCTGGTTAACTGATCCAACCAATTCTTCTGGAATTTCTACTATTTGTGGATCTGACTTCAAGGCAGCACACATCATTTCTATTTCTGTGGGAACAGCCCAATTAAAAGCAACCTCGCCATCAACAATAACAGCAAATATTGATTTATTTTCTGGATTTTGCAACATGTATTTCTCCTGTTAAAATCTTTGACTTTTTATTATATCACAAAAACTATATTCAAACTCATGCCTATAATATTAACTATTTAAAGGAAGGAGGAGCAAAGAACGCTGGAGGCGAGAAGAATGCTGGAGGCGAGAAGAATGCTGGAGGACCAAAGAACGCTGGTGGAGCAAAGAATGATGGACCAGCTGGATAGCAACCAAAGCAACTGCAACATGATTCGGTATCAACGTCATTGTATGCAGGGCATGTGCATGGGCTACATGGGTCTGGATTGCAAAGTGGAGCATTCCACCAGTATCTAGTAACTATTCTTCTACATCCATCTAGACAATAAGAACTTACGACTTCTGTATAATTAAGCGATCCTCTGCAGCTTGTACAACCCGGGACGAAAAAGGCTGGAGGAGCAAAAAAGGCTGGAGGACTAAAGAATCCCGGAGGAGAAAAGAATGTTGGTGGGGAGAATGCGCCAACAGTATAATTAATTACAGTTCCTAAAGGAATAACGCTAGCATCATCTACGGCAATAATAACTTTATCTGCATAACCCGTATCTTGTGTTGCCTGTGTGCTAACCGTGCCAACAACAAGTCCAGCATTAGTTATGGCGGTATTGGCATTGGACTGAGTAGTTCCGTAAAGCTATTACGGGTTTTTGGGTCTTTTTAATTCCACCTGAGTTTCCCAATGGGATAGTCATAATTATGCCTTAAGGTCGCCTAAAGCCACCCATGTATCAGTATCAAGTTTAACTAGTGTAGCAGCTGACCATTGTGCACGCAACTTTAATCCAGGAGTTCCATTTATAGACACTCCACCACCAGGAGCCAACGTTAGCTCTCCGGCACCTTTTCTTAAGATATCAATTCTATCTCCAACTTGAAAAGAAACATTTGCATTTGCTGGAACCGTTAGTGTCATTGCTGAACCATTGTCCATGGTAACTAATTTTGCTAAATCACTCAATACTAATGTGTAGCTGGTTCCAGTCTGAGCATTGAGTTGTGATCTAAAACCAGCTCTAGGTGGACCTTCCTGTAAAACCGATGCTGTAACAGAGTTTGCCGCAACTGTTGCAGCTTCTCCTGTATAGTTTGTTGCAGAAAGAACTTGTGTTCCATTTATCTTTAATACTTTTCCTGAAACTAAATTTAAATCTTCAGAAGAAGACCAAGCTAAACTTGAGCTTGACCAAGTAAATGATTTGTTTGATCCACCGTCTGGAATTACTATTCCTGATCCATTAGCAGTTGTATTACTTGGTGAACCAGTGGATCCAAGTTCGATAGTTTTATCTTCGACTGTTATTACTTCTGTGTTGATAGTTGTTGTATTTCCATTGATGGTTATATTTCCTGTAACGATTAAATCATCATCAATGGTTACAGTTCCACCAGTAGAATCAATTGTAAGATTTCCAGAAACGGTATCTATTTCATTTGCTGATGTTATTCCAACTTGAATAGCGTCAATAGTTGCGCCAGCAAATACTGGAGAATCAGAAGTGCCAACACCAAGTGTTGTGCGAATGTTGCCTGTTGTTGTGTCATCAAGAATGCTTCTTGCTGCACTGGTTATATCTGTTAAAGATGCAGTTCCTGAACCTGTAAAGTACGGAAGTTTATCTGCAGCACTGGTTAAGCCAGCAAGTGCTGTTAACTCTGAATCTAGTGGCTGATAAGTGCTAGCAGTAACCGAAATAGTAGGAGTACCACCCTCAGAAGCAGTTCCGTTAGTGAGGGTAATACCCGTACCGGCAACTAATGATTGAACATAATTACCTGTTGTATCGGTACCAAGATCAATAGCATCATTGACCCATGCTGTACCGTTCCACTTAAGAAATTCTCCCGATGCAGCGCTGCTTATGGTGACATCGCCAGCATCATTTAAAGAGACCATTGCTGGACCAGGAACTGGTTCATATCCCTCTCCTGAAACTGCAGCAAATACAGAGGCTCTTACTGAGTCAACATCTATTGCAGAAGAAAAATCTATTACAGCAGTATTAGCAGTTGCTGCTTCCCATCTAGCGTTTATAACTTCATACGGCGAAGCAGTGTTTCTTGTTATTACTGTTATATCTCTGGTATTTAAACCATGAGTTATTGTGTAAGAACTATTTGATCCATCTCCAATATTTGAGGAGTAAGTTATTCCAACTCCACCACCTGCTGGTGCAGCTGAATTTATCCATGCTGATCCGTTGTATCTTATAACTTGATTATTTACTGGAGTATTTATTACTACGTCTGTTAGATCATTTAATGATGCAACTGTGCTAGCTATTCCTGGAACAAATTTTGTTCCGTTAAATTTAAGAACTTGATCGCCAGTTGCGCCAGTTGGATCTATTTCAATATTATCAACAAACAAAACACTTGTTGAAGTATTATTTGACACTGTTACGTTTGCAAAAGAAACACTTGAATTATTTGCAGAGAGTGTTGTTGTTATTGTTACGTTTGCTGAACCATTAAAAGATGTATTTCCGGTTAAGTCTCCAGATAATGCTATTGTTCTTGCATTTGTTAATGCTGCTGCTGTTCCAGTTGTGTTTGCATTAATTGTTGCTGGAAGGCTTATTGTAACGTTGCCTGTATTTGAAGTTACATCTATCTCGTTTGCTGTTCCAGTTAACGAATTAACAAACGTATCTTTGTTGATTATATTTGACCAATCAACTTTTGCAACTAGTTCACCAGTTGTGCCAGAATACACTTCACTGGTATTTATTGCATCAGGTATAAAAGTAAATTTTCCAATTGAATCATCAAATCCAAAAAATCCTAATTTAGCCGCACTTCCATTGTGCCATCTAAATTCTATTCCTCTATCTTTATTATCATCAGATATAGGAGCAGTATTACCACCAAGTGTAAATATTGGATCTTTTACATAAACAGTAGTTGATTCTACAGATGTTTGAGAACCGTTAATAACTAAGTTGCCATCTACAGTTAAATTAGCTTGCAGTCTAATATTATCAGCACTTGCCGTTGTGGTGCTATTGTACTGAGACCAATGAAGAGTTGTATTGATTAAAGTATTTGCATCGTTTCGATAAAACAATATTCCATTAATTGGATCTACTGCTATTTGACCCTGTACGATATTAGGAGTTGTCATTTAAAACCTTCGCTGTCTTTTATTATTTAGAAGGTTCCACCATCAAATGTTATTCCGTCAATGGTGCCACCAGTTATGCTAACGCTATTAGCGTTTTGCACTGATATAGTTCCTAAGCCAAGATTAACTCTTGCATTTGAAGCATCTGTTGCTCCTGTACCGCCATAGGCAACTCCTATTGCTGTTGCACTCCAAGTTCCTGTTGCGATGTTACCTACTGATGTTAGGCTTGAATTCAAAACAGTTGAACCAAGAGTTGTATTGGTTAATACTGAGTTGCCAGCAATTTTAAATTCTTTTCCAGCTAAAAGATTAAGGTGTTCAGAAGATGTCCATGCGTCTGTTGCGTCAACCCAGTTAAAGGTTTTATTTGTTGTACCAAGAATTGTAATACCAGAACCATCTGCTGTTATATCTGTTGGTGATGCAACGTTTGCAAGAACGATATTCTTATCTTCAACAACTATAGTTGCCGTATTAAGAGTTGTTGTATTACCTTGGACTGTGAGGTCTCCAGTAACAACAAGATTATTGCCAATTGTTACGTTAGATGGAAGGCCTAGCGTAACTGCTCCAACTCCAGAGTTAGATACTGTTATTTCATTTGCTGTGCCAGTCAAGCCAGTAACAAGATTTGTTCCTCTATCGCTGATTTGCGAAGCAGTTACCGAAATTGCTGAGTTTCCAGCCGCTGTTAAACGACCTTGAGCATCGACGGTAAATGTTGCAACAGTACTTGCATTTCCGAAGGAGCCTGCTGTAACTGCTGTATTGTCAAGATTTAATGTAATCGTATCGGTTGTGCTTGCAACTGAACTTAAACCAGTTCCACCAGAAATTGTTAATGTATCTACACCGGAAGTTATTGTCTGACTTGAACCAGAGTCACCAGCAACAGTAAAGGATGTAGCTACGTTAGATATGTTTGAGTTAATATTTGATATTAAATCATCTACATAAACCTTTGTTGTTGCATGTGTATTTGCGGTTGGCGTAGGAACTATTACTACTCCTGAAAAAGTTTTGTTCCCAGTAATTGTTTGTGCCGTACCAAGCGTCAAGTATGCGCCAGGACCTGCAATGGCTTCAATGCTTGTTGCTGTTCCACCAATGCCGCCAGTCCCCTTGCCGTAGTAAAGGGTATTATCTGCTTCGTTAAATGCTAACTCTGCATTCTCCAGACTAGACGGCGCACCAGCTGCGCCAGCAGACGACCTTCTTTTAATTCTTAAGGTATTTGCCATTTTAGAAATTTCCTCCGTCTACTAAATTTTGCTTAGTGGCATTGACCCATACAGAGCCATTAAACTGCAAGACATCACCTGTTCCAACTGAATTTATAGTAACATCTGTTAAACCATTTAATACTGATTGTATAGAAACATTTGATTCTATAGCTATCATTCTGTCTTTTACTGTCAAATAAGATGCGGCTGGGTTTATTCCCATGACGGTTTGGATAGCTTCAACTGCATCATTTAAATCTGTGTGCTGTTGATGGTGCGGTACCGTAACAGAATTAAGAGTATCAGTAGCATTAGGATTAACAAAATTATCTAACGCTGCTGGATATTGGATTGCCATTTCTTCCCCTAAATTGATAGAATCTTATTACTATCGTTACTCCAATTTATAGTAACGCCTAATGACGCATTGCTGCCTTCAAATGGCAATCCTTCTGAAGTATCTATAAAAAATATTAATCTTGAATTTGAATCTGATACCCCAACCTGGTACAACACAATTGCATTAAACGCTGCACCTGCATATGCTGGAACCTCAAGATCATTAGCATCTAAGACTCCATTGGTGGTAGTTTTATTTGCTAGAGCGTTAGACCTTCCTTTAATTGCGGAAGATGCTATATCGGAAACAAATTCATCAGTAGTTTGATTTGCCGTGTATATTGATGTATCTATAAACAATATTTTAAGATCATTAGTATCAACTGCTATATCTCCATTTAATAAAGCCTGTTTAGCTTTTTTATAAATAAAATTAGCCATAATTAAATACCTATATCTTTTGATATTTTAATTCTATATTTATAACCTTTTTCAAAATAATTTTTACCTTCAATAAAATATGAAGGAGTAGCATCATTTAGTGATGGAAAATCGACATACACCTCAGGTTTCCATGAATGCATACTTATTTGGCATGTGACAGTTTCCCATCTAGATGGGGCTCTTTGTACAAGTTTTCTTTGACAAGTAAAATATTTATTACTTAAGAAGTTTGAAGCTGGTCTGTCGCTAAAGGTTATGATAACTCTTCCATTATTATAATCATTATAGAGATAAAACTCTCCATCAGTTGGGTTGGTTTCAACTACGTAGAATAAAGGGTTTTTTGCAAGGATTTGATAACTTACATCTATATCTGTTTTAATTGATTTATCTTGAATTAAAACAGGAGTTAAAGTTGGATCTGTGATCTCTGTCGTATTAGGAGTTGCTCCACAGCCAGACCATGTAAATTCTATTCTTTCTTCATCAATAACATTATTTGAGGCATCTATTAAGTTATTGACTGCTATGCAATAGTCTTTATTTTCTGTGAGAGTTGCTCTCCAATAAAGTGTTAAGACTCTTGATATTTGATTATAATCAGATATTGTTTTTATGGTATCAAATGGTGCGCTTACATTTTCTGGAGTAGCGTCCATCGTGTAGACAGTAAAGTTTTCATTTTTTAATGAAGTTATTTTTACTGTTCTACCAAATTTAATAGATACTGAATAGCATCCAACTGAAGCTTGATCGACAAGGTATAAAGCCACTTAATTCTCCAAAAGATAAACTAACCATAATAGTAAGTAGTTTATTGTAAATATGAAAATAGGGGGTGGAGATTTCTCTCACACCCCCCATCTTCTAGGGATAGGTAACTATAACTTACCCTAAGGATTTGGTCAGAGTGTGACCTGGTTAACAACGTTGACTTCGTAGTTACGTGTAAGTCTAACGTTCTTGGCAACCGAAATTCCTTCACCGTCACCGAGCATTACGATGTCATAACGCTCTTTCATCTTCATCTGACGAATGTCACGGCTTGGATCAGCGAACTGATCTGTGCTCATGTCATCCTTGACGAGGAGTGTGCCAACTTCATTGCGGTCGATCAAGAAGATGTCCGACTTAGCAGCTGTTGCGCCGCTCTTTGCAGTGAAGCTAACAAATGGTGATACTATCACGTTCAAGCCCAAAGGAGCTGTTGCGTTTAGTGCACCACTTGGCGAATCTGGACGGTAGCCCCAGCTTGTATTAACAGCTGCTGCCGAACCACCAGTGTGGAAGATTGCATCCTTAAGGAACACTGCCCACATAAGTGGGTGGAGGATGAAGTCTGTTGGAACATGATTCTCAGCCATCAAAGCTGCGGACATGTCCAAAACGTCGTCCCAGTGAAG